CACGGGCGAACAGAGGTGTATGGTACAACAAATGTAAAGTCTGAAGCTGAAGACAAATCGATCTCCTCAGTATAGGCATAAGCAGGCATGTTCATAATAGTAGCGGAATCTGCATACGAGTATGGCAAAAACGAAACACGTACACGGCCAGAGTGAAATTGAGTTTTAACAAAACGAAAAGTATAAACCATATCACCACGCCAAAGCGAGAAAAAAGTCGCTACCTTTGCACAGAGCGGTAATTCCACTTTAGCAGCATAAGCATTAGTTGCAGGAACAGCAAAGTCTGCAGTCCACATAGGCGAAACAGGGCGAAGAAAAATAGATTGATCAGGCTCTTGAGTTGTTGTATATGTAAATTGTGTAAAATAACAAGGGTGTGCAGCTACATGGTCAAGACGCATTTCATCACTATCAGTACCAGCAAAACCAGAGAAAGTTTGAAGCTCATTGGCAGCTGATAAACCCAACTTATGGGAAGTATCACTCCCATCAGAGTTGAGGAAAAACCGAGCAGGAGATTGCAAGACGCGCGTAACGGGTGCCTGAACGGTGGGTTTTGAAAATCCACACCACTTGAGTACAGCTTCACACGTATTAGAAAAAATAGCAACAGGAACAGATAAAAAACCTAAACCCCATAAGGGAAGAGACGTGGCTATAGCGCGGCCAACTTGCCCGACAGTAGCAGAGACAGTGTTGCTTGGCATTGGGGGAGAAGCAATAACACCAGATGTCTCCATCTGCTGCAATTCGTCTCCCGCTTGAGCCCACCCAGTACCTGCCACTAAAGGAGCAGGGGTAGGATAAACAAGTTCAATATCCTCAAAGCGTGCCCAAATAGTCCAATAAATAGTAGAAGCAGCACTAGAAGCAAGGGGAGAAAGCACAGAAACGGTAACAGTACCAAAAGAACCTTGACCAGTAACTAAATTTGCATACAGATAGGGAGCGATATACGGGGTACAAAACTCCATACTAGTGGTATTTGCTAAGTTCAAGATAACATGAGGACAACCAGTAGCAGCAATGGGATTGGTAGTGGACCCATTGATCCACTGAGTATGGGATTGCATATATTCGGAATACGGGATATAATTAAGCAACAAACAACCAGCTTGGAACGCTTGTGAATTAACCTCCATACGAACACGCACACGGGCTTTCATACCAACAAAACCATCCACTTTCTTAGTGTTTTGGGTTATATCATATACATTGTTAAGCAAGTCCTTGGGAAAAACCAAGGTTGCAAGAGATACACCTTGATTTTGAGAAGACGACCAACTCCCTTGAACGATAATAGCATAGCGGCCAAGAAAATCTTTAATAGTATGTTCTTTAGGAGAAATGACTTCAGAATAAAGCATACGGGGAAGATCAGCGGGACGAGCGGTATAGTCATCAGCAACCTCTGTTCCATCACTACGCAGAGTAATGGTATCGGTTACAGTAGATTTTGTGACATCCATAATGTCAGGAGTTGAATTAAAATTTTGATTGGTGGCAATTCGGTTATTTAAACTCAGTGAAGAATTATTCAGTAGAGTCGAGTGATGTTTCCCTGGGTATTGGAGGGCTGCTCCATGCCACCCTGGGACGTAAAGTTGAATAACTAGGCATATTAAACACAATAGCAGTCATAAAGGGCTTTTAGACATCACATATTTGTCGCCCTCTGTGAAGATCACATCGCATTTTTTGTATTTTAAAGGAATATTACGCAAAACATTTTCATGATAAGCAAAAAGACCAAAATTGTGGAATCCTTTAACACCACAATCTAGCGCAGTTTTTTCTACGCGAGGAGCCCAGAGTTCAAACGTCTCCTTACCATGCATGGCAAGTTCTTTAAAGACTTCTGAGACGACATCCGCTTCAATAACACGCGGATCAACTTCACTACCTACCCTCGTCCAGTTGAGCATTTCAAGACGGGAGTCAATATCAGCAGGGCACAAAAAAGCACAATGTTTGGAAGTAACACCCTCTACCCGTTTAAAGCTGCGCTTAAGAAAGGAAACTTCATCAATAGACTTGTATTTAACCAATTCTTCTGTTTTTTGAGGATTAGTATACACCATGTTAAGCATAGATTTAAATGTCTGAGCAACAGTAATCATAT